GAATGCAAGCGGCTTTGAGACTTAGTAACGGGTAACAAAACGTGGTGTGTTACGACACGGGTAACACCCACACCAAATAAAAAAGGCCCCTTGCGGGGCCTTCCAATCGAGCTAAGTGCTTGATTTATCAGCTAGAACCTGGCGAACCGAAGATTCCAAGCGGGTCCGAAAAACCGAACGAATACCGCTCGCGAGCCTTGTAACGTACGTTGCCAGTATCGAAGTCTCCATCCATGGAGTTCGTCAAAGGCGTACGCTCAAAGTGCTTCAGACCGTTTGGAACGTCCGTGGTCAAGAACCATGCGTTTGAATCGGTCAAGAAGTGGTTAACGGTGTAACCCTCGGGGATCGAACCGTTATTCTTCAGAGCGTTGATATCGTTGTCGGTCGTACCAACACGGAGGCTGGTTTCCAACAGACGGGTAGCAACGAACATCTGCGCAGGCGGAATGACCAGCTTGCGTGGCTTTGCTGCGATCAGCAGGCCGCGCTCATCCGTCCATGCAGCGATTTGAATAACCGCGTTTTCCAACGAAGTCTCATTCAAGTCAGCCGCCGTGGAAGGCGTGTTGCTGTTCGTGCCACCACCAACCAACGGGTGCGCCGTGCTAAACAACGCAACTCCATCACCACCGGGGAAGGCAGCATTGAAGCCGTTGTTAATAACCGAAGCAGCTTTCACCTGTTTGGTGTAAGCCATGGCGCGAGCCAGAGCCTTGGTGTAACGAGCAGACAGGCTGTCGTACAGGTTGTCCTCAATCGCCTCTTCGGTGATTGAGAAACCAAGAGCAATGGTTTCGTGGTTGTAGCGAGCGGTGAAGGCTTCCTGCGCATTGTCGTACGCAATTGCCTGACCTTCGTTCTTGACTGGAGCAGCGGAGAAACCAGACAGCTTGGTCTCTTCTTCAAAGCTACGCTCCGATTTCTCGGTCTCGTAGAGTTCTTTGTGCTCTTCGCCATAACGGGCGTACTCAAGACCGAACAGGGCGTTAAGGCCCGGGAGCAGTTCTTTAAGTAGTTGGGCGCGTGAAATAGCCATTATTTACTCCTTAGACACCAGTGGTGTTGTTCATGGAATGGAAGTTTCCGTTCCACGTTACCAAGACTTCAGGGAACCCGATAAACGAGCAGACCGTTCCCGAAGCAACAGTGATAGCACTGCTGACCGTCAGAGTCGCGCCGTTTACGTTGGTAACCGTGATGTAGTTACCTTGGGCAGCGCCAGTACCTGCGGCGACAACCTGCATACCGGCAAGAATTGCCGAGTTAGAAGCAGCCAACGTGAGGGTGGTGGAAGAACCAGAGGTCGATGCAACAGCCGAAACCACTACAGCGCTATCTGGAACAACACCAACAACACGCCACGGAGCCGCCGTGGTAACACGGGTGTTACCCGTACCGTTGGTAACCACACCGCCGGTCAACGCCAAGGCCGAATTGCCCGTGGTCGTCGAGCCGCCGTTACCCGTCAGGGTGTACATATTAGTACCAACAAACGCAGGGTTAACATAACCAATGGTCGTGTTAGCTGTGTTTGCCAACGAAGAACCTTGACCCGTTACAGCGGCTTTAAACACCGTGCGAGGATCATCGACAACGTAAGCAATTGCGTTGTTAGAAACCGTGCTTGCAGGCCAGTACTGGCTCTGAATGGTCTGCGACAGGCTATTTACATACTGGCAACCAAGAAACACACCAATCGTTCCAGCAATAGGCGTCGTTGGTGAAGATGCGGCGCTGTAGTTGTCGGCAATCACAGAACCGTTAGCAAGCTTAACGGTGTCGCCGTTAAACAGGCCGGTTGAATACCCAGTGGCGATTGGATACATACGGGTGGAACCCGCGTATACCAGCCCACCAAACTCGTTTACGGGTTTTAGCCCGTATGGTCGATCAACAAGAGGATAAGCCATTTAAAACTCCATTATTTAATACCGGAACCGAATCCGCCACGGCTGACCGTTGACTTACGATCTGCAAATAGCGGCATGCGAGGGTCGTTGTTGCGCATGAAGTTGTTATCAACAGACTCCATTTGTTTTTGCGCCTGATCGTTGTAGTAATCCGACATGGCTTCCGCTTTTTCGTTTGAGATTTTGCAAAGCAAAAGCCCACCGATTTCCACATTGCCGTCGTTGTTACCTTCAATCATTAACTCGGGATGGTCTTTTGCCTTGACCGGAACCCAACCCATCCTAAACTTACCGGACACATTAGTGTTTGCGGCTTGCCCCATGATGTGCGTTGCAATCCAACGGAAAGCATAGCCCGGTTCAGGGGTAGGATCTGGCAAGGAACTCGGCGGTACATAGACAGCCCGAGCAGTTTTTTCGCGTGACGCCAAGTCACGGGGGGTACGAGCGTTAGTTTCAGCCATTTGCATTCTCCAATTTAACAAGTTGATCAGCGTATTGTTTCGGTGTTAAGCCAAACTTTCTAGCCAACGCGACTTGCGTTGTAGTTAGCTTGACTTGGCGGGTGCCTGACGAGCGTGTCGCAGGCGCAACAACTGCTGATTGTCTCTTGGAGGTAGACCCCCCAAACATGTCAGGGAAAGTCTTATGCAGGCGTGAATCTATTGCCTGAAAGTATTCATCGCTTCGCGGGTCAGTACCCGAACTGACTAGCTTTTGGTGCAGCCCTAGTGCGTAGCTGGTAACTTCCTCGTACCCCGGTGATCCAAACCACTGGTTTTTTGCCTGCCAGCGCAGAGTTTTTTCGTCCGGTTGGATCGCTTGGGGAGCGGATACTTGTCTTTGTACAGTATCTGAAGTTGTTTGTAAAGGGGTAGGTCTGAAGTTCTTGATCGACTCCAATTTTAATTTGGCTTCGGTCAACGCTTCTTGTGCGGCAATAATAGCGTCTGTATCAAAAGCTTCCTGCGCTTCCTTGTACTGACGGCGCACCGCAGCCAACTCTGCTTCAGCCGCAACTTTGGCTGTCTCAGCATACTGCACCGTGCCATTGTCTACGTACTGTTTAAGCTGTTGGTTTTCAGACAACAACTGTTGCGCAAAGCGCTCAAGCTCTTGCTTCTCCCGCAGGGTAGCTTCTTTGGCACGGCGCTCATCATGGCGTGCGTGCGTTAATTCTTTGATGCGCCCCTTAACTTTATCGGAGTAGGACTCGATCTCATCATCAGTCGGGTCTTCTACTTCCCGGTCCAGCGGCTTGCGCCCCCGGTCTTGCTCGGGCGTATCGTCAACGATTTCGACTTCAATGTCTTCGTCGTTTGGCTTAATGGCCTGTACGCCATTAGTTTCATCAGGGAACTTGTAATCTTCCATGTGTTACCTCGTTAAGCGCGGCTGATGCCACGGGGATCTTCAACAACAGCTTCAACCTGATCGTCGTTGATCAGACGGAACTCGCGGTCAAAGAGTTTCAATCGCGTACCGGAATAGGTACGTACCAAAACAAAGTCGCCCTCTTTACACCAAGCGCCAGAAGCAAACTTTGCTTTGTCCTTGTATGCGTCAGGGCCAATCTTCACTACAAAAAGCACCGTTGTTGCATGCTCTTCCTGTTTGATAAACGCATCAGGCTTAACAATTTCTGTGCCCTCAAACGTGTTATCCATCTCGGGAATAGCGCAAAGAATCTTCCATCCCGTAGGATCTGGGACCGTCTTTGCTTTTTGCTCAGGCGTAAGTTCGTCAGTCATTGGCTTCGTCCACTTTTTTAGCAAGGTCGATGATGTAACGCTCTGCGATGGCTAGACCTTGAATGACACCACAGAGTTTCCGATACTCCTCAAACGATTGACACGCACCGTTGGCCAAATCATCGGCGTAGTTGTTCAAATCGTCGCGGATCTTTTCGCGCAATACGCGCGCAAATTCATGAATCATTCTTTGTTCTCCGGCTTGCGTTGTTTAGCCTGTTCAGCCTGCACGGATGTCTGCGCTCTATGTTTGGCAATATCCGCCCCAATGCGCAGCCCCTCAATCTCATGCTGGGCTTCTTGCTTAGCTTTGCTCTCTTGGATCTGAGCGCCCATCCTCATACCGGCAAGCTCTTTGTCGCTTGCCATCTTCTCTCTATCTAACTCAAGCCGCGCTTGATCCAACGCCGTCTTGCCAGCCTGCGCCTGTGCTTGGACCTGTGCAGCTTGAGCTTGCGCCGCTGCTGTCTGCATCTTTAGCTGCATATCCTGCTGTTTTAGCTGTGCGTCAAGCTGGGCTTTCTGCGACTCAAGCTGCAACCGAGCCTGTGTTTCCTGCTGGCGCATTTGCAACTCTTGTTGCTTCATCTGCAACTCCTGCATCTGCATCTGAATTAGCGGGTCTTGTGCTTGCTGCTGCGCTTGCTGCTGTGCTTGCTGCGCTTTGTTCTGATCGACCACTTGTTTGGAGGCTTGCGCAATCAGAGTAGACAGCGCGTACTCGGCTTCTGGGGGCAAGTCATCGTCGTATTTTGGCAACGCTGCGCCAAGCTGCTGCTCTACTTGATAGCGATACAGGAACCCAGCATGTTCTGCGATATGCTCCATGAGAGCGGCTGAGATCTGCTGTGCTTTCGGGTTCTGCCCAAGCGCCTGCGCAATCGTTGGGTCTTGGATCATCGCCATATGCACCTGCATATGCGACTTGTGGTCTTGGTAGAAGAACGCCTTGACCGGCTCGCTCTTCATCAGGTTCATGTTCTCCGTTACCGGATCGCGCGGCTTCATGTCCTCTGGCAGCGGCACCAACTTGTTTGCGTGCTTAACCCCCAGAATTTCCAACATCTGCCGGTGCAACTGTGGCAGGTCGTAAATGTCCGGTGCCATCTGCGCCATCTGAATGACGGCTTGGTACTGTACAACTCGCTGGCTCAACGTAGCCGCGTTGGGATCACTAACAGGGATGATATCTAAATGGTCGTAGTCAGACTTCTTCGCCTTGCGCGGCCCCTCTTCTGGGTCGTAGTCGTACTCGTCATCTGTCTCGTCCCGAACAATCTGCGCAAGCAGGCGCAGTTCTTGCTTAAAGCTGTAGTGCAAGCGCGCCTGCACCGCCGTCATTACCTTGAGTTGGCGCTCCAACAAAGCCAGCGTGGTCCCCACTGGGGCTTGAGCCGACATGTCACTAACCTGCATATCTGCCGTGGCTGCGAACCGCCGCCCCTCGTCCACAATCGTGGATAGCAACTGATACAGGACATTCGATGGTTCTTTATATGGCAACGGCAGAATGTTGTCGCGTAGCGCCCCGGACCCAATATCTACATCTCGCCACTCTCCCGGCGCAATAGGCGTATCGTCGCCCTTGATGCGCAACCCACGGGATTTCAAACCGCCCGGTAGATTCGATAGTGTCCCCGCGTCCACAAGCTGGCGCATGATGCTGGTCGCAGATTTGGCAAATCCACCAATCAGATGGAACAAACCAAATCCATAAGCACCAAAGCCGGGAATGTAGTCGTACTTAACAAAGTGCTGGCGTTTTAAGCAGAACTCGTCGTCCTCTCTCCAATTGCGCCGCACAGCTAGCACATCGTTGGTGCCTTTAACAATCGTGATCACATACGGGCGGGCAATCCCCGTTTCTTCCCCGTCATCGTCCTTGTCCTCAAACCCGGCAATATCCAGATCAGCGTGGATCTCATACAGCGTGTAGCGGTCGTCGTTTAGATCGCTAAACCCAGTCTCTTTGTCCTTGGCTTTCTGGATGTCCGTCTGCTCGCGGCTGGGATCTGGCAGTTCAATATCCCGATAGAAGCCAGCTTGTTGCAACCGCACAATCTCTTGCTCGGTCTTGCGCATAACGTGCGTAACCCGATAGCACGTATCTAGATCTGTAGCCCCATACGGCAGGATGATGTCTTCTGCCGGTACAAACATTGATACCGGGCGGTTCAGTGACGGATCGAAATAAACTTTCTTGAAAGCCGAACCTGTTGCGGGTAAACTCCATAGCATGCGTTCATGCTCGGGCCTAAACTCGCGCATCACTTCCGTAAGCTCGTAGTTCAGGTCATCCTCGACTCGCTTAGCGGCTTCTTTTTTCTCTGGCGTCTCTTTCCCAAGGATCTTGGTGCGCACCGGACCTTGCGCTGGGAACGACTCAGTGATAGCTTCAGACTGGAACCGCACAACGGCTTCCGTAATCATGGGGTGGAACACGCCACAAGCACCGTTCCACGGCTCCGTGCGCTCCTCATACTGGAGACCCAAGAGTTTTAGTCCCTCTTTGTATGACTTCTCCCAGTCTTTGCGCGATTGCCGGTCATTATCAACAGCATCGGCTAACTCACCCGCCAGCATATCCAAGTCGCCCGCATCAATATCGTCGGCAAGGTTGGCGTAAAAGTCGGACTCTTCGTCGTCGCTTATAATGCTTAGCTCTAATGGGCCTACTTTGATATTGACCGCTTCTGGGTCAACGATTTCAATTTCAAGCGGTTCTTCCTGCGCAGCCAGCGTGTCGATACCCTGCGGGGCACGATAAAGCGATTTGTCAATATTGGTAGCCATTGTTTACCTTAATAATATGCAGCAGTTCTGCGGCGAAAAAGCGATAGCTCTTCCTTCTCGTCTGAATCCAACGCAATAAACCCGCCTTGACGGTATCGTAACAGGGCTTGGGTGGTCGTATCCACGTAGTCGTCATGTTCCCCAACGGGAAATGTCGCAACTTCTTCAATGACTTCGCGTGCCCAGCGCGTATCTGGTGCCCAGACTTTTCCTGAATGAAATAAGTCACTTACCGCGTTCATCCGAACCATCTTGTCATTGCCGCGACTAGGCGAAAATTCCTGAACGGGAATGCCCATAGCCCGCAACTCTTGGATGAGCGGTGCGCCCGCTGCCTTTTTCTCCACAATGAAGGCATCTGGGTCCCACTCCTTCCAATGTTTGAATGCTGCCGACTTCAATTCGGGAAACGCCATGCGTTCCTTGAACGCATCAAGCAAAATTATCTGCGGCGAGTTGTTTTCTTCTTCATTATAGAAGACGCCCCACGTAGTACAGGCGGAATAGTCCGAGTTGTTCTTGGTTTCAAACGCCGTATCCCACGACTGGATGATGTACTCACATGTAGGTGGTTCATCACTTGGCCAAATGCGCCAATGTTTGCGTGAGACGACCGCTGAGGTGTCGGCTGTGGGCTGCTGCATGTACTGCGCATTCCAAAACCGGGGGTCCATGTTGGCTTTTTTGCTTTTTAGCTGGTCAAGCGGCCACTGCTCTGGCCAAAGCGACTTCTCGCCGGGGCTATCCTCATTCAAAATGGCTGGAAGCTCGACAATTTCCCACTGATCGGCGTTGGGATTCTTAGTTTGATAGTCGATTAGGCGCCCAGTCAGGTCAATCAGGGACCACCTAGTCATAATTACGATGATTGCGCCACCCGGCATCAGACGTTGGAGCGGTCCCTGCTGAAACCAGTTCCACGCAGTATCAAAAGCAAGCCTAGAGTTAGCGCGAACGTCCTGCTCTGAGTGCGGATCGTCAATTACAAACAAATCTGCACCCCGGCCCGCTAGCGCGCCCCCTACGCCTGCGGCGTAGTACTGGCCTCCCGCAGTAGTCGACCACTTCCCAGCGGCCTTCTGATCGTCTGCTACGCCCGTTTGGGGGAATATTTCGGCATACTCCTCGGAAGAGATCAAATTTCGGATGCGCCGCCCGAAGTCTTCCGACAAACCCGCAGTGTGCGTACCCATGATGATCTTCTTCTCGGGGTACTTGCCCAAAAAGTAAGCAGGGAACAGATAGGACGAGAACTCAGACTTACCCATACGTGGCGCGATGTTGATAATCACCCGCTTTTTATCCCCGGCAAGAACTGCCTCAAAGATTTTTGCCAGCTTTTTGTGGTGAGCGCCTACTTTAAAGCCCGGATATACGGCAGTCGCAAACCCCAGCATGGAAGTTTTTGCCGCCCCTAGACGCGCGCGGTGCTCACGAACCTGTAGATCCTCGAATAGCTCCATCTTGTCCGCAGTGGACATGTGGGGCAGCGCCCGTTGCAGAGCCTGAAGCTCTGCTTTACTAAGCGTCGTGAAATTGTTGGGGTTCATGTACGTCTACAACATCAACAACCTG